AGGTTGATCCTCGCGTAATCACCGTTCCGCTTCGCTTCATCAGAGTTCTAATGATTTGATTGGGTTTTGGCGTCGTGGTTATCACGCACTGTGGATTATCACCTAGACGCAATCCAAACATTAGCTGATCGAATGTATCTTGATAACGCCAGGATGCTATCTCATCACACCACGCCCTGTGGAATTGTGGACCACGCAACCTGTCAGGCTCTGTCGCACTAAAGCCCATGATTTTTGAACCGTTGTATAGGGTTATTTCTGAGGCGCTGACGTTGTAACCCTTACCGCTACCGCTCATCAAGCACTCGCGCGGGAGCCATTTCATGATGCCACTGACACCACCAAACGCGACGCGCCGAACATCACCGAATGTTGGAACAACTACTGCTACCTGAACTTCTGGGTTTCTGAGGGCGTAAAGAACAGCGTCCATTGCGCCAGTGCGAGTCTTACCCCAACCACGGCCCGCAAGGATTAACCACGTACTCCAGTCGCCATAACGCTTTTTTGTAGGCGTTAGCTGACTATCTCGCGCTGTTGCAAGCCATTCATTGTAAAGTGTGGTCGTGCCTCGATGACCTGCTCTCTGCAATCTCGTCCAATTGCTCAAGAACTTCTCTGAAGGCGTCTGGGCTGCTAATGTCTGCACTGACCTTGCTTATCTCCTGCGCTTGGCCAAGGGCCAGTTTGGCTAGTTTCTGTGCGTTTATCGCTACAATTGATAGCTCTTTAAGCTCTGCGGTTGGAATCCCAAAGGAATTTGGTTCGCCCTCTTCTAATTTAAAGCCAATACTTAATCGCCTATTTACTTTTGCCATCATACGTTCTGCGGCGGTTAAAGATTTATCGTCGAACTTTTTACCTGACTTCGTGAGGCGTTCCATTCGCTCAGAGTCATTCTTCAATTCAATCTCAGTCTGAACTCGGTTCTTTTCAGACTGCCAGTCTCGTTTTTCAATGTATTTGTAAAGCGTTGACTGTGCCACGCCGTAGCGTTCTGACAATTCTTTTGCCAGAGGAAACACTCTGACGCCCTCATCATTGATATAACCGTGAACAAAATCATTCCTCATCGCAGAAACGACTTCATCTTTAAGCTTATGATTGCTCATTTCGCTACCTATTTTCCCACATATTTATCTGGTTGTATCAATATAGGTCGTCATCATCAAATCTGTCACGCGGTCCATAGATAAAATCATCTAGCTCTTCATCCGTCATACGGTCAACGTCTGGAATGTCCTCTACAACTGGCTCAATGATTGGCCGCACCTTGGGTTCAGGCTTTGGTTTGTCGTGGAAAGGCTTTCGCTTTTTCGTTACTATCTTTTTTCTACGTACTGGTTCTGCAGGTTTGTCTGCGGGTTTGGGTGGAGCTACGGACCTAATGGAAGTCTGTATTTTCTCCATCGTGTAAAATTGATATTCGCATTTTCTGCAGACGCGGCGACGAAATACACCGCCATCATAAGGTCTACTATCGAAAACATTTGTCTTCGTATGGTTACATTCAGGGCAATTTATAGACATTTGCTTCCACCATATGTTGATTTTAACGGTATGGGGGCTTGTTGGCAATCATGGTTAGTTGGTGTTGGTGGGGGGACTTGAACCGCCCTTCTCTCAGCTTGAATGGGACACTGAACGCATTGCCTGAAATGCTACACCAACCACGTAAATGGGGGGCTGGCGACCAAACCGAACCCCCCAAACCACGAAGGCTACCCAGTAACGCAGGAAGCCCCCAGAATATAAGGGTTTAGTCGTTTTCTGTCCAGTGTTTTGGTATGCTCTCGCTAGCTATTGAGTACGACGGTTCATAGGTATGAGTTGTCAAATTATATCTAAAAAACACCTCTCCGATTGATCCATACAAGCCTTGCTCTCGTATCTTTCTGGTTATTACTCTGGTTTCACCACTCTCGAAGTCACGATGAACAACCAAGCCTACGTCGCACATATTGTTCCAGTGGGCTGACCCGCTGACGTCATACAGGCTGGGTGGTGGATATGCTCCATCTCCCTGTCTCTGCATCTTCGCAGGGTGCGCTACCATCCACATGACTATATCGTGCTTTCTGCAGAAGCTCTTACACTGGCTTATCAGGTCACGGATATGCTCATCCTCGCGCTTATTGCCATCTCGGCTAGCGTCTATTTCGTTATAGGGGTCAATAATTATTCCCTTTACCCCATGCCGCAGGCAGGCCGCTCTGGCCTTTCCAAGTAGCCAATCTATAGAAGGCACACTGTCATGTGTCTCAATAAAATGAACTTTATTATCCAAGAACTCCATTGCTTTAGTAAGTTCAGCTTCATTCATTCTTGCGTTGGGTCCAACGTCAAAAGGCTTCTTTACCACCTTCTCAGCAAAGCGTCTGATATGGTTGGCGCTGCTATGCTCTGGAGAGAAAATAGCAAACTTCCAGCCTTCTCTCTGCATAAGATTGACTGCTAGTTGGTCAATAAAGTTGCTCTTGCCATGATTTGGGATGCCCGTGACCAAGCAAAATGTTGAAGGCATCACCTTGTAGATTTCGTCAAGGTTATTGAACCCCGTACCAACTGGCTTTTGGACACGCCCGTGGTAAATATTTAAAACCTCAGATTTATAATCTGATACCGTGTAAAGACCGTCAATTGGGTGGGGAGTTGCAAAATCTATACACTCATTAAGAACATGATAGCCATGTTCCACCAAAGTTTCGTTAGCATCCTTGCATTTGACGTCGTTCAGGTCAGGCCACTTGACGTTCCAGCACCTGTCTTTCCCAAACCGATGGACAAGCTCCAAAGCCAAAGACTGGCCCGCCTGATCGCCATCCGTTGCGATATAGACCTTTTCAACCTCATCCAACCACTCACAATTCCTGAGAGCTTCAAATCGTTTATCGTCTGGGTCAAACTTGGCTTCTTTTGGAGCGCCATCTGGTAGAGTTGTGGCGTATTCAAACCCCGCTTCCCAAAGCGCTAGAACGTCCATTTCACCTTCAACAAAAATAACGTGCTTGTTGCCCGTCTCCGCCCAGTACTTTTTTACTTTATCAATACCAAACAGCGTTCGCTTTGCTCCTCCCTCTTGTCTAAAGCGCTTGTCTTTTGTTCTGTATTTGACATTAACCAGTTCGCCATCCTCAAAGTATGGGAACGCGATGCAAGCCTCTGGAACATCACCGAAGCTCATATGGGCTTTGTAGATTTTAAAGGCGTCAACAGTTTTCTGTGATATAGACCTGGCTTCAAACCACGCCTTCACCCCATCTGAAACCTCAACAACTTTTGGTGGCTCTGGCTTCTTATATTCTTTTTTATTGGGCATTTCATAAGAACGCTTGACGTCTTCGCCAGCTACACCCCCTGTCCATCCACAATGATGGCAGTTCCAAACAGCCCCTCCATGACGTTCAATCGTCACTGAAAGGCATTGGTCTTTTTTGTTTTTTCTAGTGTGACTGCACTGGGGGCATGTAGTTTTCTTGTCGCCTTCGCCGTAATTACGTAGACGAATACCTTGATCTATAAGTTGTAACATTGGTCATCCTGCAAGTGAGTTGCGATTCGTGGTTATGGCTTTCGCCTGATCTACTGTCTCCCATCGGCCTTGGTTCAACCAAGTGGTCGCGTGAGGCAGAAACTTTTTATCCTTTCCTATCGAAGCTTTCATAAATTTGAATGTAGCTAAGTTCAACGTCTTCACGTCGATTTCTTTTTTGGTGACACGTTGCCAAAGCTCATAAGCTTTTTTCTTTGAGCCATCATTGCGTGGATACATGGTCCACCAATCCTCAAAGTCTTGGCAATATTTTTGGCTATCGTTAGGGGTGCTGTTTTTGTCACCCCTCAGAGAATTATCTATATGTATATCTCTTACAGTATTGGGTGTCGTTTTTGTCACCCCCACCCTGTCGTTTTTGTCACCCCTACTCACATGCAAAACAAATCTATTGCTTGTCTGTTTTCCGCCTTCTGAGAACCTTTGTTCTATTGTTAAAGCGCCGTCCTCCTCCAGCGCCTTAACAGCACGCATGGCGGTGCGTTCGCTGCATTCGCAAAGGTTTGCTAGATGAGAATACGATGGCCAGGTTTCGTTGTTTTCGTCAGCGTAGTTTGCCAACATCAGCAAAACCAGTTTATTTATTGGATTTTTACAGGGCCTTTTGGCGGCCCAAGCCATAGCCTGAAAAGACATTCTGCCTCGCTGTTTGGTCAACCTTCGTGTTTCGGGACTATACTGCAAAGAAACCAGCCGCCAAGTCTTTTTTTGGAATGGATATTTACATGGGCAAGCGTAGCAACTTCAAGAGAGTTGATCGGGATTACTACCCAACGCCACGCAATGCAGTGATTCCGTTAGTCCCACACCTCCCAAAACGTGGACGCTTCGCAGAACCGTGCGCTGGTGATGGTCGTTTAGTGAAACACATTGAAGAAATCACTGGCTTGGTCTGTTGCTGGATGACCGACATTGAACCACAAGCGGATTTTATCTCACTAGGAAATGCAACCAAAGACACAATATCTGGTTGTGATGTCGTAATTACCAACCCACCCTGGCGGCGAGACATCCTGCATCCGGTGATTGAGAACCTATCAAGTCAACTGCCAACATGGCTACTGTTTGATGCCGATTGGATGCACACCAAACAGGCTATTCCATACTTTCCACACATTAAAAAAATCGTCAGCGTTGGTCGTGTGAAATGGATAGAAGACAGTCCAAGCGTTGGAAAAGACAATGCGTGCTGGTACTTATTTGACAAAACGTCTGAAAAAACAGAATTTATTCCAAGACTTTTTTGAGTAAAAGATGACTGCAGACACTAAAAACTTTGATCCTGTCAACGGTCCAGAGCATTACCGAACAGGCTCCATTGAGTGCATTGACTACATAAAGGATAACTTGAGCCATGAGGCGTTCTTAGGATACCTCGAAGGCAATGTAAAAAAGTATCTGCACAGGTGGCGGCATAAAAATGGAACTCAGGATATAGACAAAGCCATGTGGTATCTAAGCCGTCTTCAGATGGAGCTAGCTACGAAAGGAAAACCACCAATGCTTCAATCATTAAAAAGCATATTTGCACCGATCATCAACAAATATCATGCCCCGCCTCCTCCCGCTAAGTCTGATAAAAAACGTGGCTGGAAACAAAAAGGCCACTGGCGCAAAATAAATGGCAAGCACGTCTGGTGCGGTGGAAAGACTAATTAACCAAATCTAAGCATCAAAAAGAACGCGATGGCAAATCCTATGATTCCAGCATAGATTGAACGCTTGTCGTTAGCGTAAAAATCCTTCGCACGTTGAATTGCGCCAGCGATTACGTTTTTAATCTTATTCATTTTAAGTGTTCCTTTTTCTTAGCCGTCAGGTCGAAGATTATTGCGATAACAAAAGCGACGCATCCCGTTAGCACCGCTTCTGTCATCTCTTCGCCAAAGTGCGGCGGATGAATGAGTCGGTCAGCAAATATGGTAACTACACCAGTGACCCACGCTCTGAAAAACTTTCCAGAACCTGGCCGGACCATCAACGCGAACATCACCCCCATGAACGCATAAAGCCCCGTAGATGCAGCCGTGAAAAGGTGGCTCCAGGTAAACACTGAGAAGTTACCTTGCACCATCATAATCGAACACGCGCTGAAAGCCTCTAAGAAAGACCGTGACGCGCGTTTAAAATTTTCTAGGTTGTCATCTTCCATTTGGACCCCCATAACCCCGCTGGGTCCCATATGCCGTTTAAAGACTATTTTATATCAAAAAACCTCTTTTATGAGAACAGGCGGGTTGTAAGTGGCAAGAATCTTCTTTTTTAGATTGTAAATCGGGGTCTTTGTAGCTGGTGATTTGACGTCCTCAATAACCGTCTCTCCGTCT